GCAGTCCTTTACCGACACCGCTGGTCAGGTTTCCGATTGCCATCAATGCGGGACCGATAGCAGCTGCAATGCCAGCGAACTTGATAATGCTTTGCTGCTGCTCATCACTGAGCCCAGACCACCATTCCCGGAGCTGCTGCAGTTTCTCCCGCAGTGTTTCCAGCAATGGCACAAGCATTTCCTGTGCTGTCGCTGCAAGATCAGCTCCGACCAGCTTCAGTTCATTCATCATGAGCGTTGTTTGGTCGATTGGGTCCAGTGTTGCATCAAATGTATTTTCGAGATTGCCGGCATAGTCCGACATTGAAGCATTCATCTCATCCAAAGACAAACGCCCGTCACGCATCGCCTGTGCTATGGCAGGACCTGCTTTTGCGCCGAATAGTTCAATGGCTTTCTGATATGCTTCCTGATCAGTTTTTGCACTCAGTATAGACTGATTCATCTCACCGAGCATCTGATCCATTGACTTTCCTTCTTTGGAAGCAGTCTGCCATGCCTTCTTCAGACCGGTCATCACACTGGAGCTGTCAACGCCGTTTTTGTTGAGATTGGCAAGGAATGATGCTGTATCCTCATAGTCCATGCCCATTTCTTTAGCAACGCCGGCATTAGCTGTCATCATGCTTGTCAGCTGAGTGACATCGGTTCCGGTTTGCTGGGCAATGGCATTCAGCGTGTCCAGAACATCTCCGGCCTGCTCAGTCGGAACGTTAAATGCAGCCATGGATGACTGGACATTGTCAACGGCTGTCACAACATCCACATTGTTGACAGTCGCAAATTTCACGAACTTTCCGGAAAGGTCCTCGAGATCCTCACCAACATCGTTGAACCTGGTTGAAACTTCACCGACAGCATTGGCAGCGGTCTGAAAGTCGGTCGGGATGGTAGTGGCCAGATTCTGCACCGCCGTTTCCATCTTTTCCAGTTCTTCACCTGCAGCGCCGGTCTTAGTGATCATGCCGTCAATTGCGCTGTCAACTTCGCTGAAGGCTGCCATGGATGCAGCGCCGATAGCAGTGATGGGTGCGGTCACGTATTTTGTGAAGCCTTCGCCGACACCGGATATCTTGTTGCCGACTTCTTCAATGCCTTTTCCGGTTTCTCCCAGTTTCACCAGAGAAGTATTTGCTTCACCTGCTTTCTTCGTGAGTTTATCGAGTTCGTTTTCTGTATCAATAATTTCACGCTGAAGTGCGTCGTATTTATCCTGTCCTAAAGTGCCGTTTTCAAGCTGTTGTTTGGCTTGCTCCTGTGCGGTTTTCAACGCATCAAGTTTTTCTTTGGTGGCACCGACAGCATCTTTCAATAACCGCTGTTTTTGGGTCAGCAGTTCAGTATTCGATGGATCAAGTTTAAGCAGGCGCTCAACATCTTTGAGCTGGCTTTGTGTGTCTTTGATTGTCTTGTTGACAGTGTTTAGTGCTTTATCAAGACCGGTTACATCACCGCCGATTTCAACGGTAATTCCTTTTATCCTGTTAGCCATACTGAGCGCCTCCTTTCTTAGAATTTATCAAAATCTTCCTGTGTGGCAACATAATCATATTGTTCAGAATCGTTGCCCTTCTCCGTCCACATATCCATAATCAGCCCGATGGTGAGGAGGTCAAGGTCTGCAATAGAAATCCCGACCTCCACACAACGGAGCAAAAATAGAGGAGTCGTTAATTCTCGCTCGGTATTACGGTGTTTTTTTTTGCTGTGGCATCTGAAAACAGATTAGATCCCCACAGATCCAGAATTTCCGGCAACACCTGGTAAATACTGAACATTTCAAACTGATCCAGCCAGGCTTCAATGGTTGCCGGGATTGTCGGATTCGCATGAAGCGCCATGATATACGCGACATTCTCAAAGATTTCCAGATCATCAATTTCGAGATCGGAACCCCCGTCGGTTCGGTCTTTAAAAGACTTTTCAAGTTTGGTGACATCCTTGAAAATGTCGCGCTTAAACTTTATCCGGTACAATCGCGGGATTGCTGCGGATGACTGAAACACAACTTCTTTCCCGTCAATATTCACGGTTTTTTGAAGCATGGTTATGATCCTTTATTGACGTTGACAGTGTACACCGTGGAAACAGAGCCGGTCTTGCTGACGGTCACAACAACATTGTTGTCGCCGGAAGTCCAGGATGCAGATTCACCGCTGGTATGGCTTGAACCATTGACAGTAATGATCACAGTCGTGTCAGCTGCACCGGTTGCAGTCACCGCATCGCTGGCATTAGTTGTAGCAGTGCTATAAACATACACATCCGCGTTGAAGGCCGGGCTCAATACTAAACTGCCGATGGTCAATGCAGCCAGTTTTGCATAAGTCATAGCGGAACCGCCCGGAATATAAACTGCGGTATACCAGTTGCTATAAACTGTGTTATCGGTGTCAGAAGCAGAGCGGGCTTTGACAAGGCCATCACCGCGCGGATCCGCAGAGATTGACAGTGTCTCAGTGACAGGATCCACACCGGCTTCCTTTGTCTGGGAAGCAACGGACGGACGAGCAGACACAGAGCAGTTGTAAAGAACGTGCCGGATTGCCTTCTCATCACCTTCAAATTCAAACAACAGCGCAAAGTGCACAGGTGCAGAATTTTCAGCGTTTTCGACCAGGACATTGTTTTCATCTTTGGTTTCCTGCAGGATCGTTGTGCGGAACCATTCCGGAACGATTGCAATTTCCAGATCACCGGAATAACCCTGATTCGTGGTTGACCGGAAGTAAACAATGTTATCCGCGTAGAACGGATTAGATTCACCTTCGGCATCCAGGCTGAGATTGACCGCGCCCGGAATCGCCTGCGGTGTTGCATAGGTATAAGTGGTAACGCCTTCCACGACCGCTTCGGTCAGCTTCGCAGCGTATACGTTTTTCAGACCATATTTGACTTTATTCATTTTGGATTACCTCCATCTCATATAAGACCTCGTATAACCGCTCTGAAGCGATCCATACTTCAGTTTTCTCATAAAATATTTCGTGCGCATCCAGCACGGCTTCAACCTGACTTTCGATATTCGGCGCTTTGGTGTCGGTGTAAAGTTCAATGTGCAGAACATTGACTTTTTTGTACACGACATTGTCAGCGCCGAAATTATTTGACCTCGGGAACAAGAACACCATGAACGGTGGATCCGGACTTTCACCTTCAGCGAAATGATCATAAGCAAATGGAAGGTTCATTTCGCTCAGTATAGAGAGAATATCCTGATATGTCATTTGCCCTCCAATGCTTTCCGGAGATCTTCTTCAAGCTGCTTTTCACCGATTTCCTCAGCTGGTGCAATGTGCGGTCTGCCTTCAACTCTGCCGCCTCCGCGCTTCGCATGGCCGTTTTCCAGTAAGTGCGCAATGCGGTATTCCTTCGGGCTGTGAACGGTAACTTCAATGCCCGTGGTCGTTTTGTTGGTTTCTTCGGCAACCCACGATTTGTGATACTTGTCACCTTTGAAAAGACTTGAAGCCCGTTGACTGATTTCTTTCTTGACAGTATCGCCGGCATCCTTTACCGCTTTATTCATCTCTTCAACTGCAAGATCACGGTAATTTTCCAGCTCATCAAGTACCGCCTGAGAAAGTTCTTTGACGGAGATCTTGCTGCTCATCGCTCCACCTTCCGGCATTTCAGCTTGATGGTTTTCCGCATCCAGTTCATCATGTCAACGGATTCGATGTCGTAAATCTCGTCGTGGAATATCACTCGGTATGAATCGGATGTTATCGGCTCCAGTTCGGAACAAAAACGGACCTCAAAGGTTATCCCTCGTTGGTCCGTTGTTGTTACATTCGGCTGTTCATCTTTAGCTTGAGTGCTTGCATATGCCCAGCAGGTGAAATAATCCGTCCATTCTTTGATGTGGTTGCCGTACTGGTCAACTGTTATCTCATGATGCTGAATGGTGATTTTCTCATTCATCCGCTCGATCATATGACACCTTCCCGGACAGAGAACAACAGGTTCCGGAGCGTTATCGTCAGATCGTGGTGGTCAGCCTCTTCCCGATGTTCAAATAAATAAGCCATCGCGTAAAATACCGCCACCTTACATACTGAGCGAATCGCAACAATCTCGTTGTCATCTTCCTCAGTCGGATCTGCAATAACCTGCTCCCAAACCTCATCGGAGATTCTGCCGACATCGCGCACCAGAATCATGGCTGCCGAAATCAGTGAACTGATCATGGCATCTTCGTCCGAAGTGCTGACGCGCAGATAATTCTTTGCTTCTTCAAGAGTTACTAATGCCATGATCAGCTCCTATCATCATTAGCCTTCGGAATCAGCTTCCATCAGTCCGGCGGTCTTCAGCGCTGCCAGCAAAGTGTTGAAATCATTTTTCAGCTTTGCGACAGTGTCAGCTGTACTGGCTGCCTGATTCGCTGCAGGTTCCATGTCAACAGAAAGAACACCATCAGCGATGGAAAGACCGTCACCGACTTTCACACCGCCAAGCGTATCCGCAGCAGCTGTAGGAAGGTTGTATACTTCTGCGACTAAGCCGGAAATAGTTGCCCCGTCCTGAACAGTCAGCTTTCCACCAATGACGAGCTCATTCCCGTCATCAGTCATGTAGTTTTCACCGACATGAGTCTTCATGGTTTACCTCCACAATTAGGAAGCGGAACCGAGCTTCATGCCCTTGAAAGCGTCAGACAGGATCAGTTTACCGTCAACACGCTGAGTGCCAATGAAGCCGACCTGATCATTCACTGCATAGAGTTCATTCAGGCGCTTCAGCTGGCGACTACCGCGATCGGCGATCCAGTAATAAGAGAAATCACCGAACAGCATAATTTTCTTGCCGGCATCAGTAGCAGCAGTGCCGGTGATGGCAGGCATGTACTGACTGGTATAGATCGGGTGATTGAGGATGGTATCCGGTTTCCCGATTTCCATGCCAGGCTTCCAGATGTACTGACTGTTTCCGTCTTTCAATTGCATCAGGTGGAGCATAACAGTTTCATGACACAGAAAAGCAGCGTTCTTGCGGTACGGGCTGGTCAGCGCGTAATACAGTGCATAGACATCATCGAAGGTCAGAGTTTCTGCATCTGCAGTAGTATTGCCAGCGCCCGGAGTAACGGAAGACAGAATGCCGGTCGGTTCAGACGGAGTGCCAGGAGTGCTGGAAGGGCCAGCGCCTTTGACAAAGCCTTCTTCTTCCTTGTTACCAAAGCGGGCACCGATGCGTTCCGCGATATAACCGGCAATGTCAAACGCGGAATCGTTCAACAGTTCAGATGACACCTTGACAAGAGTTCCCATCTTGTAAGCGTCAAGAGATGCCTGCGCAAAGGTCGGATCAGAATCGGTGATTGTGCCAGCTTCATCAATCCAGGAAGCGGAACCGGAATCAGTCGCAATGGCAATCTTGTGTGTGCCGGAATTGGTTTTGATGACCTTAGCGATCTGGCGGAAGATGTTGTTTTCTTCCAAGGCCTTCACCAGTTCTTTATCAAACTCATCCGGAACAGTATAACCGCCAGCGGAACCGGTACCCACGGAAAGCGCATTGCGGACATCCATGGAATTGTCACCACGCATCATTGCCCAGAATGCTTTATTGTAAGCATCGGTAGCAGTCGGTTTGGCATTACCGGCAGGCTTGAACTCAGTGCGTACCGGATTGGAAGTCGGCTTTGAAAGCTGTGCATCAAGCTGCATCTGGTTTTCCATGCGTTCGATTTCACTACCGAGCGACTGAACATCTGCAACCATCTGGTTGTAGGTTTCGACAGCATCAGCAGCCACAAGGCCGTTTGCGTCACGATGTTCCTCCAGGAATGCTTTGGTCTGCTCCCAGAGGTTAGCGCGTTTATTGCGCAGATCCAAAATTGTACTCATAGTACCTCCTTAAATTTGTTGGTGCTCACCTCAGGAGCTCCAATTGTTTGGCTAAGATTTCAAAGGGCATTGCCCCATCTTCAGTTTTTCCGTCAAGACCAATCACAGGTTTTGCCAGTTCAACTTTCTTTTCAATACCGAGCTTGTTCATAATAGCTAAATCCATCTGCCTGGTGGAAAACAGCATGTTGGTGATCCGCTCAGTATCAGTGGTGTCTTCCGGTTCTTCTTCCGGATCCTGACCGTCGGTGTAGAGGATGGTATCGCAGAAGCCTAACCGCAATGCCTCTTTGGCATCCAGCCAGGTTTCGTTCTCCATCATTTCACTGATTTTGCTTTTCCGCAAACCGGTTTTCAAAGCATAAGCATTGATAATTGAATCCTTCACTGCATTCAACGTTGCGATGGCCTGCTCCATATCTCTGGCATTGCCCATTGCAACAGTACTGGGATCATGGATCATCAGCAGAGCCGTCGGGCTCATCTGGATCCTGTCACCTGCCATGGCAACAACACTGGCTGCGGACGCTGCAATACTTGCGATCTTCACGGTGATTTCACCGGCATACTCTTTGAGCATGGTATAGATTTCCGCAGCTGCAAACACGTTCCCGCCTGGCGAATTGATCCACACTGTCACCGGTCCTTCATCTGATTCCAGATCCTCCCGGAACATTTGCGGTGTGATTTCATCTCCCCAAAAATTTTCATTATCAATAGGACCTTCCAAACGGAGCGTTCTGCCGCCGCCTTCATCTTTTATCCAGTTCCAAAATTTGTTCATTTGCGTCTCCTTGTTACAACCTTAGCGGAATTGTCAACTCCTGACGGATTATTCCGTTCGCTGATTGTCGGCACATCTTCTAACTTCACGTATCCACCATTCATGTAATATGACTCACCGCCCTTTTCAGCCGGGATCAAGTCCATGTTTTCAAGTCGTCTGACATCATTCGGACTGAGATAACCGTTAGAAACACCTGATGCGTAACCGGAAGACCGGGAAGCATAATCACCGCGTAACAGACCATCCACATTGAAGCGAGGAAAGATCGTGTCCTGCTCGCTCGGTAGTAGAAGGTCTTTGGTAATTGCCTGCTCAAACCGGCTCAGCCATGGTGTCAGCGTGTAAACCACATAATCAATGCTCTGATGTTCAATATTGCTGAATGTGGCATGCGTCAAATCCTGAACCATGTGTGGCGGGACTCTGAAGATCCTGCAGATTTCATTCACACCGAACTGCCGTGTGCTCAGAAATTGACTATCTTCCGGCGGCAGGCTGATTGGCTTGTAGCTCATGCCCTCTTCCAAAACAGCCACTTTATGCGCATTATTGGCACCGCCATAAACATCCGACCAATTCTCCCGGATCCGCTCCGGATTCTTCAGCATTCCCGGATGTTCCAGGACACCGGCAGGCTGTGCGCCGTTTTTGAAAAAGGCACTGCCATACTTCTCAACAGCAATTGCACTACCGAGTGCATTTTTCATCATTGCTATCGGAGAAAAGCCAATCAAGCCGTTGAAACCCAGACCGGGAACATGGAATATTTCATCTGCCCGGAAAATGTAGTCTTTGTTCTGGAGCTTCGGCACATCGTCACTGTAAGCATGGTAGACGTAAATGATTCTCCCCTGCTTGTCCCGATCAACTTCCATCTGATCCGGCTGCAGCGGATAAAGCCCCAGCACGTTGTTCCTGCCATCCCGGATGATTTGTGCGTAAGCGTTGCCCCAAAGCAGCAGATGCGTCATCATCGTTTCACGGAAGGTGAAAGATGACATCTCATCATTCGGCTGACGGTATAGAATTTTATAAAGCGGATGTTCTTTTGCTTTCTGCTTGTTCCGTTCAGCTTCATTGGTGTATTGGTAGAGATGGAGCGGAAGCCCGGCAACAGACTCGGCCAGCAAACGCACACAAGCATAAACCGTAGCAATTTGCATCGAGCTGCGTTCATTTACCACTTCGCCGGAATCAGACTTTCCAAACACAAAAATCTGACCGGAATCCCGTACATTGTTGGAGATGTCAGGGACGGTTTCTTGCTGTTTGCGTGGCTTCAAAAAATCGAACATTCCCATTTGCACCTCCTTTCATGAAAATAAAAAAGCCCCTGTTTTGTCAGGAGCTCTTTCGAGGAATAAATCTTGAAGAAATGTTATCTGTTTTCTTGGCTGTGTCTACTTTATTATTATAGCATGGAAAATACCAAAGATTTTATACGATTTTGGACACTTAGTGCAGTATCGCTCAGTATATCAGAAGACAAACAAGCCCCTTTCATCATACACACTTGCCTTCTCTGCGTCTTCATGCCGGATGCATCTGTCCAACGCCATAATAGCAGCAACAATGCCGTCAATCTTTTCAGCTGATTTCTGTTTGGTCGGTTTGATGTTTCCTGCCGGATCGGTGTCAACAACGACATTCCCCGCCATCCATCGCATAACCGGTTGACCGCCATGCTGGATTCTGCCTTCCATCAGCAATTTATAAAATTCCTTTGTCGGCGGGCTCATGTCCTTGTAACCCTGACCGAATGGCACAACAGTAAAACCCATACCTTCCAGATCCTGCGTTATCTGCGTGGCTCCCCAGCGGTCAAAGGCAATTTCCCTGATGTTATACTGAGCGCCCAGATTTTCAATGATCTTTTCAATGAAACCATAGTGGATCACATTGCCTTCCGTAGCATACAGATAGCCCTGACGCTTCCAAACATCATATGGCACCGATGCGCGTTTGACTCTCAACGGGATGGTATCGCCCGGTATCCAGAAAAATGGCAGCATGATGTAATTCTCTGTTTCGTCCCGTGGCGGGAACATCAGCACAAATGCAGTGATGTCTCCCGTGCTAGATAGATCCAGACCGCCATAACAGTCACGCCCTTTCAACGCTTCCATGTCAATCGGTGCTTTTCCGAGATCATACACCTGCTCAGGAATGAACCGCGTCAAACTACTTACCCACATATTCAATCTCAACTGTTTGAAAACATTCTCCTCCGCCGGATTGTCAATCGCTTCCTGATACCACTGGCGCACCTGGTCAATCTTGATTGTCATACCGAGCGATGGATTGGCTTTGTACCAGTTCTTTTCCAGTGTCCAATCCTCATTATCCTGCAAACCGAATACTGCCGGATAGAATGTCGGATCAATCTTTTTATCGCTCAGTATATCAAGGGCCTTGCAATGCAGTTCATAGCAGATTGATTCCCGGTCGGTGCCTGCCGTT